AAGCAAGAATCAATCGTGGATGTTACCTGATTGATTGTTGAACGCTTTTGATACATTACCTGAACGGTTTTGATTTGACCATTCTGGCGATTCAATGGAACGATGTTCACATTGTAGCGATTGTATTGGTCGCTAACGGCTCGTAGAGTTCCAACCTGACTTGATTTGATTGCAGGTGTATGCTCATTAGCCAGATTAAGTAATTGCTCGTTTATAGCCGGGCAAATTGCGGAAAATGACATGATAAATAAGTTTATTATTTGCGTTTGAAACTCCTCGTCTCTGTGTGGGTTCGAGGAAATAACCCTAATGCGGATGGACGCCTCCTAAGCCTGATTGGCATCAGACAATACAAAGGTAAATATAATTTAGATAAAAACAAAAAACCCGACATAAGCCGGGTTAGTTGTGTTTGAGCATTAGTAATATTTATCCGTTCAATCCGGCACGCTGTTTCATCTCAGCGACCCTTTGTGCGGATTCCTGTTGCCACTTGCTGATTTGATTCTTAGCAGGTGCAGGCTGTGGGTTTGGAGGTGCTACATTGCCCGGCTTCGGTGGCTGTGGGTCACCGTTCGATTCTTTGAATATCTTAGATTCTTTACCCTCAATAACGATAAGTTCAGACAAGGTTAATTCTTTTTTGTTCTTGTCGTAAACCTTCGCACCGTTTAAATCAGTAACGATTGCCGTTCCTGAATCGTCAACTTCAACTTTATATTTTTTGTTGAAATCCTGAGTAAATCCGGGTACGACATATTGAGATGCACCAATCAAAGGATGTTTGCTAACCTCGGCTTGAATTGCCTGATTAACTTTAAACGAACGAATAGCCGATTCGGATTCAGATTTAATTGAAGGAATAACGGTTTCTTCAAAATCTTTTACCCGATTTTCATAGTCGATAATCGTTTGCTTGGCTTGGTTCAATTGCTCTAATAAATCTTTGTTGCCCGACTTTTCGCTTACTCGGTCGTTGACTAATTTTAGCACGCCTTGAAAATCAAGTTCTTTAATTTCGGCTTCGGTTAATCCGAATTGTTTCTTAACAAAGTTCTTTGCTTCGGCATAGGCAGAACCCTTTCCAGCCTTGTGTATTTCATCCTTGACACGCTCTTTGTAATAGTTCGTAAAATGGTTTTCGGTCAAGTCCACAAGACTGGAAAGGTCTGTTTCCTCATTGGCACTCTCAATGGCTGTAACAACATCCTCAGGAACGCCAATAGTTTTTAAAAATTCGATTGCTTTACTCATGATTGCTGACAATTAATTTACTCGGTTACTTCTTTTGACTTCCTTGTTTTCTTGGGCTCATCCTCAACTAAAGAAGGAACGATTTCAAAATCGGAAAAACCGTTTTTCTTTAATTCTTTTTGACGCTCAAAAAAATGCTTGGAAAGAATTACTTGTTTACCTGTTTTGGTGTTTTGAACCAATACCTGCTTTTCGTTTAATTTCTGCATAGTAAATTAATTTAGAATGTACGCCAAGTGCTTGTTGTTCTTAATTGAAGACTATCCAAAGTGGTGTTAAATATAACCGTTCCTGCTGGTACAGTTCCCCATAAAAGTAGGCTATCTCTAACCGCTGTGGTTACATTCAATTGACGCAAATTAACTGGATTGAAATAAGTGGCATTCAACCAAAGTGCAGTAGCATTGCTAATACCTAATTGGCGAAATCCAAAGAAGAATCCAGTCTTGCGATAACGAGTAATTACGGTCTGTGTTTTAACATTACGAAGGAATACCATTGTGTCCGCACCTGATGTGCTGTAAACGGCTTCAATGTTTCCCCATCCATTATACTCAAATGGATTAATAACGAGATTGCCAGACTTCTGACTGCGAATTGTAATAACGCCAGTCGATGTGTTTTGAGATACGGATAGCGTATCTTTTGTTTGACCGCTCAAACCTGCAAAGGCGAACAGCATCAAACTGATTGTTAGGAAGATTGCTTTTTTCATTTTAATTTATTGTTGTTGTACAAAGTTACGAAATAATTATTCCCATTCATTTATCTTGTTTTCAATCACCTGCAAACGCTTTTCGATTGATTGAATATTGCCGTTAATTAATCCTTGTTGCTTGGCTTGCTCAACCTTAATATCAACAAGGTCTTGTTGAATATTATCAATTCCGGTAATTAATCGCATCATAAAGAATGCAACTACGGCAATGGCTATCGGAAACGCATAGGCTTTCACTCTATCAATTAGAATGGCTTCGTTATTACTCATTTTCATCAGGAGATATAAATACTGGAATGGCTTTATGTCGGCAATTGAAGCCTCCACGATATGTGCAAAATGATTCTTTTGTTGTTGCTGGATTCATCCCTGACCCGTTATTAAATGCCCAATTAATTTCGCTTTGAAGTTTATCAATTGGGATATTACTTTGATACTTTCCAACCCACCTTACGCACTGCGGTCGGCTGTCGCCAATTAAACTACCTATGTATCGTATGCTGTTGGGCTTGTACTCAGTTCTGAACCTGTCGTAAATCATACCATCGTACTGCATAATTCCATCCTGTGCCCATACATTTGCATATCGAGCCATTCGATTAAACTTGTCTTTATCCGATGCAAGTAGGAACTCACGCAAACGATTCTTAGTGTCCGTTACCTTAGCACCTGCGAACACATTGCGATTAATAGCATCTCGAATCGGCTGTCTTATCTCCGCTGTCAATCCAGTGCCAGTCATATTTTGAACAATTGTTTCAGTCTGCATCAGTCGCATTTGACTTACACCCAATTTATCAAAATCAAACGAGAAAGTGCTGTTATATTGTCGCAGTACCATCTCGCTTAACTTTTCAATTTCGGGCAGGCTTCGGACGATTTCGGACACGCTTGCTGGGTATGTGCTTGCGTTGATTGCTTTGGCAATTTCTGAGTCCAATCCGGTAAGCAATCGGCTGTTCTGCTCTGATAGTACGAAAGTTCCATCAGACAATTGAAAGCCATCCAAGTATTTGTCCAATAACTTAATGATTCTCGAAGTGGCATTGTCTGCACCTTTGCGGGCGTTGTCAACCAAGTTATCAATGAGTAAGTCGATTTCATCCTCAGGCTTCATTACTCAGGTACAATTATAGTCGTAGCAGGTGGCGGAACAATTACATTGAACTCTGCTTCCATTAATTGAAGCACATCAACATCTTCCATCTCGTACACATCATCTCGTTCCATAACTCGTTCGAGAATGTAATAACAATATGCATGCTTCTGAACACTTCTGGTATCAATAGCACCCATCCGTTGCATACGCTCGATGTCCTCCATTGATTGACCGTACAAAGGGTCAAACTGAACCATCAACTCGATTACTTCACTCGCTTCGGCTTTACCAGAAAAGCGTTTTTTCATCAAGTCTTTTTGGGCTTTGACCTTAACCGGAATCGGGGCGTTCGCTTCGTTTAATTGTTTCAATTCCTCAATTATCATACCCTCATCACGAATGGCAAAGGATGTAGGCTTGACGATAATTGGAGGCTCAGGATTAACGATATTCCTAAGCCTAATCAAGTAGTTCAGATGGTTGAAAATGATATGGTCAAAGATATGATTACTCATAGCCATAATCATTGCGTATTTACCCTCTCTGTCAACCTTCTTTGCCTCGCCAGATTGTGCCGAATCTGTAAACAATTGATACAATTCCAACTCGGCTTTATGTATCAATGTTTCCCAAGCCTTTTGCATGTATTCCAATCCTTCAACTGGTGGCGATACATACGACACAGGGTCATCAATTAGTGTTTGATTTTCAAGCGTAGTTGAATCAGGTACTTTGATTTGATATACTCCGAACGGGCTTCTAACTAACACACCTGAACCGTTGCAGGTATTGCAGTTGTTGCGTGTATCATTGCCCGAACTATCCGTACCCCATACTAATCCATTCTGACAACCCTCAGCAGTACAGGGCATTTGCTTCTCAACTCGAATCGGATTCGAAGTCATTACCCTCGCACCTTTCCAGTCGTCAAATGTCTTTAACGCTTCGTTCGCATAAGCAACGAAACCGACAAAGAACGATTCCATAAAGTCGACAAATTGAGGCATGAAGGTATTCTGCAATAAGGCTGCCCCGCTGTTGAATGTGTAAGGTGACCAACCCATGTAAGTTGATTCACCCCATACGGCTTTGCGTGTTTTGTAATCGTATTGTCCGATTGCAGATTTACGAAATCCACCATTCAACACAATAGGTATTTCACCTAAGTTGTGTCGATACATTAGTTCCGTTCCGAATGTCGACTTGTTGTCTGGCAGTTCAATTTCATAGTGCCTGTAATAAGCCTCTCGGTCAATTGTATAAAATATCCGACCTGTTGTGCCAGAATTTAAATAGAAGCGTTCCTCGGGCTTGTAAAAGGTTATTCTATCCTTTGTAAGACGAGTGATACAAACTGAATAAATCTGGTATGGATATAAGTCTACCTTTTGCGTTGGGTCTGTCGTACCTTTTCCGAATGGCATCCAAGTGATATATCCGTTTGGGTCATCAATGATACGCTCGCAAGCAACTTTAAAAATATACTGCCAGTAATCGTATCCAGTTCCGTAACCCTCGGACATACCAAAGACAGGGCGTTCAATATACTCTTCCGTATCTTCATCGACCTTGTACGAAAACTTAGCCGACCCGATAGGACTGAACACCTCGTTCTTTGCCCGACTGATTGCACCTTTCGTAATAGCCTCGAAATTAGCAAGACGATACCGATAGATATCGTCCGCTTCGTTCGGGCGTTGCAGGTAGAGCAGTTTACCTGGATTATGTCCTTGTGTATGAACAATCATCGAGTAATACTGCTCTGCCCAACGCAGATAAGCATCTGGTCGTTCTTCCGGGTCGAAGTCGAACCCGAAACCCGTATCAATAGGCTCTATTGCCATGATTTACGGGTGGATTAAACTAAACCTAAATCAAGAATATATTGAGTACCCATGGTTAGCCCTTGGTACATCACTTGAACATTCATGAAGCGAGCATCCTGATTGTTATCAGGTACATTCACATTCATCATCAGAGTGAAGTTTTCAACCAACCAAGAACGCCCATCGCAAGAACCGTAAACTAAATAGTATTTAGATGGGTCTTCTTGAACATCGTTGTAAAATGCTTCTTTCTCGAATATAAGGGGATTGCCTGTTTCGATGAAGTTATAATCTTGGAAGTTAAGCGTCCAAACACGACCTAATAGCGTTTCAGGGTCGCAAGAACCGATACGCTTAGTTGTGTTGGATGGGTCAGACAATGAACCCAACAAGCCTTTTACAACGCGAGCATCATCTGCAGCGATGGCTGTTCCCCATTCTGCTAAATCTTCAATGTCTGTAAAAGTAAAATCGCAGGCAACAATGGCGAGATAAGGAAGTCCGCCCGGCTTTTTGTTTTTACCGCACGAAGCGGAAAGGGTAGGAACGCTTACAGAGCATCCGGTACAAGTTAATGGCATATTTGTTTTGTTTTGAGTGTGGACTAATTTATCGTCCCGAAATATGGCTAACTGCCTACCCTCTGGGAGAGGTTGTACAAAGATAAATAAAATAATTTGAATAAAAAAAATCAGCCGGGAAAAACGACTAACCCGGCTGACCCCTAAAACCAATTAACACCAATCGTGGCGTTGCACCACGCACAAATATACGAATATTATCTAATTAACACTGATGAAAATCCAAACATTCGCATCCGTTCAATGTCAAATCAACTACCCACATATTGCTGATATCGTTTGCCTTTTCTGCACCTCCATTCGGCTGTACTTCAATCGCACCTTTGCCGGGTACACCTGATAGATACGATACCTTGCCAGATAGATTGTTATTTACTATCTCAGCAACATACGGAGGCAGTGGTTTCAACTTAACGCTGTATTGCTCTTTAATGCTTGTCTTGATTGATAAACATTGACGCTCTGGAATGTCCTTTTCAATCATTCTACCCACATAAGATGCCGTACCTCTTAGCCTGTGTGCGTTGCGATATTCTTTAGACACGCCCCGATACAGGAAGTTACTTGATATAATTTGATTGAACGGCTTAATATCTCCCCTGTATTGGTCGTTCTCGAGTGGAATGGAGTAATCATACCCGAAACAATCTTTGAGGCTGTACGCACCCTCTAAATAAACGGTATTTGAGCAAGTATCGAGTTCATAAAGTTGAGTATAAACGGTCGAAGCAACATTTGAAAAATTGCGAACTTCAAAAGTGAAATAAAATTGATTCGGAAAGTTAGCAGGTAGAGTTGAAGGTATGCAGATTTGAACATTCTGCGTCCAACGATACCAAGAGTTTATCGGTAGCGTCTTAGCCGATGCGTTACGGTCTTGGCTGAGGAATATACCAGCATTCCGCATAAATATATCGGCATAATTATAATAATTAACAGGGTCTTTGTATTCCTGATTGTTGCAGGCATCAAACATACGAACACGAATAGTCCAGTCGGTTGGATTGATAGTCGGATGATACCAGTTGTATCTTATTTTCGGATTCGGTCTTTGCAGAAATTGCAAATAACTGATTGTATTCTTTGCGTTGCGAGTGTCTTGGAATTGGAATTGAAAGTGCAAACAATCGCCCGGTACGACAGGTGCGGAATAGCAAAAATCATTTGGACATAGATTGTTATTCCACGCATCTGCTTGGTTGCAAATAATCTCATCCTGAATTATCGAGTCGCATAATTGTCCGCAGTTTGGCGTGACTGGTACTTGCCAGATTATATCATTGGCATCAACTGCACCGTTACCGATACCTGTGCCTACATCTACCCATTTAATTATTCCCATTTCTTATTGTGTAATGAAGTGTAAAAGTATTTCGTAATCACCAGTTAGGTTGAGCATTGGCGTATCAATTCTGAATTGAACGGTGCTTGTCGTTCCGTATGCAGGTGTAAGGTCGTATATCGCTTCGGAATCGCTTGGTATTGATATAGGTGATGCAGAAGATTCGGAAGTATAAACGCCACCTCTGACTGGTTGCAGTTCAATTCCAACTGACATAACTCGTTGCGGATTGATGAAGTTAGCCGTAACGATTACTTGTCCTGTTGTGGGGCAAAGGTTATCAATTGGTATTGGAGTAGGTGTGCCATCGTTTGGTTCTTCCTCAATAATGATATCAACAAAATCATTAATCAAATCACCTATCCTACTTGGGCTTGGTCGGTTCAATTCTTGACTGATAGTGTATATTTCGGTATTGTCGAAAAATTGAAATTCCAAATCCCAATTCAATTTAATATTTCTGTTTACCATCGTAAACGGTGGAAGCGAATCGTTGCAGTCGAGTAGGAAGGGTCGAACGGTTGCAGGCGTTTGTTGACTTACCCATAAATGATTACCTCCGAATGTTATCCGCTTTGCACCTGCATCGATTGCAAATGTACTGATAGGTGTAAATAATACTGAATCGAATGTGAGTACAAGTAAATCGTTTGTGTCAACGACATACATTATACCAGCATTGTAAACCATGCCGTTACCAACTAATCCGGGTTGATTAATTACGGATAAACTTACGCCTGCAAAATCAACTACCTCAATATCTGTTATGCCTGCAATCCAAACATTTGAGCCGTTGGATAAAATACTTTTTGGGCTTGATACCGTTGCAATTGGTGCAGATGGAATGTTGGTTGAGCGTGGAATAATACAGAAGTCATTTGAACTTAAACCTGCTACATAAAGTGTGTTTATACTTGATTCGTATGTTACGCATTCAGGGCTTGATAATCCTGTTGCAATAACCGTTATCAATGCTCCTGTGCTTGCGTCTAACTCCCACAAATCGCCTGCAAGAAATCCGATAACAAATAGCCTGTTTATGCTCGGTTCAAATATTATCTGCTGTGGGCTAACAGGGCTGGCAGTGGATGAAGTAACGGTGCGAGTAAATATATTTATCAAACGAACTGAACTTGAGCCAGTACAAGCAACATAAACGCCAACGCCCGGAACATAAACGATTCCAGTCGGTGCATCTCCAGCAGTTAGTGGAACAAATACCGTTGCAGTCATGTTGGTAACATCTACTATTGCAATCTCATCACCTCCATTATTTGCCACCCATAATTCGTTCGTATCGGGTACATAAGTCATGTACTCAGGCTGTGCGAATCCAGTTACATCAGGCAAGGCAAACAACACATCACACTGCTCGCTTGTTCTGTTTTGAACGCAAGACAAAGAAGCCAAACTCAATGTACTCCAAGCAGTCGGTTCGGATACATCGGATTGAAATAAACCCTCCCTGCCTATTTTGCGATAAACATTATCTGGAATAGTAAATGGAAAAGTCAAATCAATTAAACTGCCTTGCGTTCTGTTTATAATAGGCTCTAATCCGTTGTCTGTTACTTTATCGCAAATCAACTGACCACTTGCTTGGAAGTATTGCGTATTTAGCAACTGCGAGCCTGTTAATGGCGATTCTTGATAGATTGATAACCTCGCACCTTTGTACGCTTCGAATGCTGTTTGAATTAAATTACCTGTCTTGGCTTGAACCTCTGTATCCGACAATGGCAAATTAGCCTGTAATGCCGTTTCTAAATTCATATTTACACAAGTACCTGTCAATGTTCCAATCGTACCTGCATACTCTTGCTCTACCGTTCTGAACTTTGCTTCGATACCAGTAAGTGTCAAGTCTTGGTCATCGTAATTAATCAACTGAATAGGCTCTGTTATCCAAGACCTGCTCTGTCTATCGAAGGCACTTGTAACAACAAAAATGAATCGGTAATTATTCGATATGTTTTCAACGCCACCTAAATCTGTTCTGAGTTGAGAAACATCAAACTCAGTAAAGAACTCATTCGATGTGATGTTAGTTGGAATGGTTACAGGCGTGATATAAACGCCTGCTAAAGAGTTGGTCAAATCGGATTGGTCGTATTCGTAATTCTCGTAATAATCGAGTTGGTTGTTCTGCGAATCGTTACGAATAAGATACACCCACATATCAGTCGGTGGCGTTCCTGTTATGTTGTTGTCGCTGAATTGAAAATCCACACGAACCTTAGTCTGCCTCGTTGTTGATAGGTAGGTAGTAGGTTGATTAAGTGGCGTTGCAAGTGCTACATTCAACACGAATAATTGAACGGCACTCGTATTCGGGCTTTCCTTTTCAAATGGAAACTTACCACGAATTGAAAAGATATCGTCTTGATATACCGAACCGACTGAGCGATAAACAACAAACGCCCAACTCATGTATTTTAAATTCCGATAGATTGAATTTTCGCTTTGATTGTTTAATTCAATTCCGTTCCGAATCGAGTTAGCAAGTAGTGTTCTATGGTTTGATAATTCGAAGTTGCTCGGCGGATTTAAAGCATCCTCGGGTAGGTTAAAATTAATGTTATAGGTTACATTACTTCCATTATTTGATACCGTTGCAAATACATAAGGCGTATCTTGACTATTCTCTTCCGATGGTTGCTGTCCGTACCATTCCATTTGATAAATACCATCAACGCTTGGGTCTTCACCCTCTCCTGCAGGTTGCAAACAGACACGACTTCTCCAACCTGCAACAGGATAATTTTGATAAGTCCATTCTGGTATTTGTGCAAATAACCACTGCGATAAAAATAACTCATCACCTGCAACTAATGGCTGATTGAATAAAAGCCGGCGTTGCAAGTAAACAGCCTGAGCAAATACATAATTATCAGTTATATCGCAATCGGCTTTAAATGTTCTTGATTCAAGTATAATTGAACTATTTAAATCGCCAAAAGTCCAATTAACTTCTTTTATATCGCAATAAACCTCGTTCCAATTAAGATTGATTGAACTGGTCTTGTTGTTAAATCTAATTTCAATATAACAATCACCAGAGCCGGGATAACCATTGCCATTGAATGTACCTGTTATCGTTGTACATTGACACGCTGTTAATATGAATGTAGTTGGCATGAATGTAAACGCTTCACATCCGCATATCCTGAGCGTGCCTGTATGCGTGCCTCCATCGTAATTGCAAATACGCAGTTCAATCGTATCTCCATCGCATAGATTGCCGAGATTTATATTCCAGTTCCGGTCAACCCCGACTGATATAATTTGATTATTTGCCATGTTTAAAATTCACAAGTAAATTGAATTGTTCGCTCACCTAAATTAGCATTGATTTGATTTATTCGGGCATTTACAACTGCACCGTATGGAGTGCTTAATCGAACGGTGCGATTGACATCAAGTTGTTGCACTAATTGACAATTAGCCCGAACGGTAAATTCTGCATTCCAGAATCGGAATGGGTTTTGATTGGGGTCATCTATACGGTGGAATTTATCGTATAAATCAGACTGCCCTGAATTAACCATTGCAGGCATATTCTGTACACCGTTGTATAACTTAACATAAGCATCCGTATAAGATTGCCCATCCCAGATAAGCATCTTTGGGTTAGATGCTGTGCCTTTTGACATAAGTAAGGCACGACTGAAATTGCTTAAATAACCTTGAAATATAAAATTAGCAAGTGGTCTGTTTCCATACCTTGTTATTATATCGGGTTCAATTCCATCGTTACGGAATCGAGCAGGCGAATAAGATAACGCCTTCTTATTCGCACCCTCCCAATTCGGGTTTGAACCGTAATCGAAATAAACGGTATATCTATTCCTGTCTTCATTACCTACATCGTCAAGGGCATCCATTAACGCTTCGACTTTGATAGAGGAAAATAATTTACCCTCGTTATACGAAAAGCACACTCCCTCTAATATATCGCCTGTGGATGCATTTACAACAGCATCGTAAATTACAGGTTGACTTAAGAAGAAATCCTTTCGTTCAAAGTATAGTTGGTTCTGGCTAATCCACCAGCGTGCATTAAAATCTTTGGCAATTATATCAAGCCAACTTGACATCGTTGCTGTTGGTCTGTTTTCGCTAATATACCCGACTGATTGTCTATCCCCTGCATCGGCTGGGGCATTGAAGTATAGAGCATTATAATACTCGCTATTCGGGTCGTTTAATATAGATGAATTAAACTGATTTATTCCGCATATCTGGCAAGCATTTTCGATGTACTGCCTGTATAATGGAGTAGGGTGCTTGCGTCCGCATCCGATAAATGATTCAGCCATTCTATCAAGTAGGTCATCGTACTCCTTAAATAAAAATCCGGGGTCTTGAAATAACTGGTCGCACGCTGGTGGAGTTATATCAATATTTACCGTTGGAATTAAATTAATAGCAAGTTCTATACCTCTTAAAGCACCACATATTCCCAATAGTATTAATGTAATGGCACTGAATATAAGTGCTAATGCCGGCCATATTGCCGTACCGATAAATAATAGAATAAATGCAATTTCAAGTAGATATGCCATTAACCAATTCGGGCGTAACTCATTGCAATATACTACCAACGGAAACTTAGGTTGTCCGCTTGGAGGTTGGTTAAAATATCCGTTTCTGTTTGAACTTATTTCGTATTTATTTAGGCACTGATAAATTAGTTCATCTGGGTCTTGTCGTGTCAATCGACAAGTTACGAAGCAATCATTTGCACAAAAGTCAACCATATCACCACGAATGATTAGGTCACGATACACAGGAGCGTTACAGCAATCATCCCAAACCTCAACCGTTGCAGATTGATTTAATCCGTTTGGGTTGGCAACCATAAGAGGATAGATTATTGCAAAGCCATCGTCGTAAAACTTTAATTGATTCGTGTACGACTTTTGCGTTCTGCCTGTTTCCGAATCTCTCGAATAGTTTAGAGTGAAATCTTCTAACCCTTCTATCCTGCCCTGTATTGGTGTGCCGTTAATCTTTATGTGTAGCATTAAGATATCCTCCTTCTTAGTCTGCGTATTTCGGTCTGGCTTCGTTCTGTTATTACCGCAATGCCTCGCTCGTTTATTGCAACATTGGTATGCGGAATGTATTTTGCAATTGCACGACCAATCGTATCAGGGTCGATTGTTTGCGAAGTGTTCGTTCGCCTCATTCCTGATGTTGCAAGTTCGGCTAAGAAGCCAGCCTCTTTGTCGCTTATCTTTTTGTCCTGAGCCAAGTCCAAAAGTGCAGAATAACCGGGCTGTGTGTTGATATCAGCAGGAACAACACGCTCGTCTGGTGTTAGTATAGCGTGAACAGAATCACGCCCTCTAACTGCACCTCGCATCATTGGTACTCGCTTCGTTCCTTTGTTGTATGGTAAGGGTTGGGCAAGTACGATACCTGTTTGAATCGCAGCGTTCGCAAGGTATAGTGGTGTGAGTGCACCTACTGATGCTGCGTTGGTTGGATTAGTGATTGCAATGGCTGTATTGATTGCAATCTGGGCAATGGCTGCAATCCTATCTGCAACGGCTTGCTTGCGTTTAATCGCTCGAATTTGTTGGTCATATTGCTCTTGACTAATCAACCCTTGTTGGCGTTGGTTCTCTACCATTTCCTTCTCGCCATCAATCTCCTTTTGCTTGTATGATAATATAGTATTAGTTACGGCTGATGCTGTTTCGCCTGCCATTTGATATGCATAGGCTTTGCGTGTTTGCTTTTTATCAAAATCGGATAAAGTTATCTTATCCTCCACATCTGCAACATCAACACCGTATTTTTTGTGTAGGTTAAGAAGTTCTTTTAAATATTCGTCTTCTTTGATTTTGCCTAACCGATGCTTCATATCCAATGCTCTTAACTCGCCATTGAACAACTTCATTTGCTCGGAATGAAAATAGTTTGATGCTTCCTCTAATTCATCAATATCGGATAGTCTTTTCTTTAAGTTTCGTTCGTACGCATTGTCCTGCCATTTAAAGAATTGTTCAAGATATGCTTGTCTACTCAACTCAGGAACATTCTGCCCAGCACCGGGTTGAATGCCTTCTTCTTTGGCTCGTAACGCTTGTAATTTTTCCTGCTCTTTGCGTAGTTTTTCCTGTGCTTTAAGTTGAGCATTTGTTAGTGGAACTACCTCATTTTTCTTTTGAATCTCGGCATCAAGTGAATCAATTATTTCGCCATAAGCAAAAGCCATTTTAACCGCACCTTTGTACGCATCTTCATCTCCAATTGCTTTCTTTTGCTTTGCGTATTCTAATTCATCTGCTTGCAATCTTTTAAATGTGGCTTGAATTTCTTTTGCTGTTCTTTTCTTTTCTCGTTCTGATTCTAATAAATCCTCAGCAATCTTTATTTCTGTTGACGCATTCATTAAACGGGCTGATTCGTTTCTAACATACTGCTCTTGACTTTGATTTATTTCAGTCCAATAAATCAACATATCAGCCAACACTTGAGCACCTCCAGCATTACCGTAAAATCGCTCACCAAGGCTTGACATGTATCCTTCCCAAGCGTTTTGCAATCGTGCCATATTACCCTGCATTCCCTCAGCCATTGTTTGTGCATTTTTACCAAATGCCTTTTCCGCTTCCTTTGCAAATTTTGGTAAAACATCCTCAGCAATTAACTGACCCGAAGCCATCATCTTATCGAGTTGTTGAGTTGTTACACCCAATGATTTAGCCATGATACCCATTGCAGACGGCATGGCTTCCCCTAACTGCCCTCGCAATTCTTCGGCTGAGATTTTGCCTTTCCCAATCATTTGAGTCAATGCAGTCATCGCACGATTAACAGATTCAGAACTTGCACCCGTTCCAGCCAATGCAACGGTCATGGATTTGAATATCTTTTCGGCTTTACCTACTTCCATTCCTGATGCTTTCGCAGCACCTACGAATGATACGAACTCATTCGATACGGTCTTGAATGACATCCCTAACTTATCAGACAACTCCCTCAATTCATTCATCTGTTGAGTACCTGCTGACTGCGACCCCATTAATTCATTCATTCGAATAGTCAATGATTGAACTTGACCAGTCAATGCGAATACTTGTTTTCCAAAAGAAACAATAGCCTCCATGCTAAACGCACCTGATACTATTGAGCCGATTTTACCGAGGGCATCATCAAGAGCAGAAACATCCTTCTTTGCGTTTTTCGTTGCACTATCCAATTTATTCATTCCATCCACTGCTGGCTGGGTGTCGGCAACTACTCGGAATACTATATTTTGAGCCATCGGTTTTTAATAATTTAACCCAATATGGCTTGGAAAGCCTAAGTCCGGGGAGGACAAGACAAAGGTAAGAAAATTATGGCAATTTCACATCAACCCATTTACCCCGATTCGTCTTTTTTACATGACCGATAACCTTTCCGGTATCGTCAATAACGGCACGAATTAAACCTCTTCGATATTGTCTATTGATGCTCGCCATAAGTGAATGCTGTTAGTGCTATTCCGCAAATTACTCCAATTAAAAATATTAATACCATCATACCTTAATGCTTTTTTGTTTTAAGTGCAATTCGTATTTCCATGCGTTTATTGTCGATGCGTACTCTTCAATTGGCATTCGTTCAAGCATTTTAATTTCGGTAATTGAGCCGTTGCAAGCCATGCGATGTAATAAGTTAACCTCAGTTACGCAGGTTGAGAACTCATCAGCCCAGTTTCGGCTAAGGGAAAGATACTCTTGCTTGGGTCGCTCGACTCCATCAAACTCCTTTGAAGGATATGCATACGGATATAAGCGTCGGAGATGTCCGATAAGTCCATTGTATAACGCACTGCCAATTGAATAAAAAAAAACCGTGCTTCTTCATCCTGCTTCCATAATTCGATTTTTTTTCGTTGCATTTTCGGGTCGAAGTCAAGTGGTTCTTCATCGGGATGAATGACGAACACACAGGCTAAATCTTGCAGTAACGATTCGTCTGGAATGTCGTTTATTCTCTTTTGTAGTTGGTCGAATTTGGCAAATCCATCGACTATTTTGCCAGCGTTTAAGTCTTGTTTAATTTCTTCAAATGCTTGAACTAATCGCTCTGGATTCAATCCCATCGATGCCCTACGAACAGCAAGGTCGGCAGGGATAACACGATTGGTTGGAATGTCTCCCCATGTTTCGAATGAACGCCACTCGATGCCGTTTGAATCAGTGTAAATGTTTTTAAGGTTGCTCATAAATTTTTGTCAAGTAATTCTAAAATATTAAGCCAATTCTCTTTGGTCTTGAAATAAATATCCATCTCTTGTGCCCCTGCTTTTTCTCGATTCATGTAGATTGTAATTCCGTATAAATCGGAATCATCTTTGAATGCATAATACCCTGAGAAGTCGATTTGATTGAACGAGAACATGACAAAGCCATCCACATAAATCTTAATTCTGCCGTTGTAAATCTTGAGGTCGTATGTGTGTGTCATATCGATGTAAAGTTACCCTTTTTGGCAAATCTATCCAAAAACTGCCGATGGAATGTCCAGAGATAATACTCGGCACAATCAAATAAGTGTCCTGTTAGTGCGTCCGGTGCTTTCTTTCCAGAATCATCTGCCCGTTGCATTAACTCCATGTCTTGAATCAGGTACTTGCATCCTGAATCAATCATGATATTACCATGCTTGGATAGCATGCTATTTAATAGCACGATATAATCCACGCTTAGCGGATTAGCCGATAGCAGTCGTATCTGAGCCTCCGATACACCCAGTTCACCTTTGATTATTTTCCAGTTGGATAGCCCCTTGCTTATTGTTGTGCGATTCCGACCCGATGCGTCACCAGTCAATATCAGTCTATGTTGGTTAGGATATTTTGCCTTAATTCTTTGACATAGTTCGGTAACATCTGAATTGATTATTCTTTCCTCTCCAATTATTCTTATTCGCTTCCTGTCTGGCGTGTGCTGAGCATAGATACAAGTCATCGGACTTACATTAAAATCGAATGAAATGTAAATAGGTAGGTTTGCATCTTCTTCGACCTTGCCAACATGGACGCTACGAGTAAATGAATAAGCGTAGATTGACGATTGTGCAGTAATCAGGTGAGCCAATACTTCACGCTTGAATGTTTGCGGGTCAAGAGTGGCTTCTAATTGCTCAATGTAGCCCGGTGGTAGGTTGTGTTGATTTACATAGGATTCGGCTTGAACTATTGCAATCCGATTCGATTCAACCTGACTGGCTTCTTTGAGTTCGAGATAATACTTGACATTATCTGGTGGAGTTGTTGCGGTTAGGATTTTATGGGTTAGATTCAATCCTTTAAAAGTCTGCCCTCGCATCCTTGCTCGTAACTTACCGAGTGCGAACTCAAAGTTCCTGACATCCCTTGTTTCATCCACAACAATCCAATCCCACTCCGACCCGTTAACGGTATTATAATTTTCGAGTGAAGTTAATACGGCATAACTACCCCAGCGAAAGGTAATAACATTCTCCGAACCGATTCGGCTGTAAGGTTTAACGCCTTTCATCTGGCGGTTAACAATGTAATCTCGTTCGGGTTGAAGTCCTGCCCTTTGCCATGCCGATTCGATACCGGGCAAGGTGGCTGTCTTCATCATCGGTACGGTTGGAGCACAGATAAGACCTCGGCTATTCGGTACGGAAAGGAATGGTATCGAAGCCATGCCAAGCATAAAAGTTTTACCTACTCCAACACCCGTTACCATGTGAACCTCCTTAGCCTCGGAATGATGAAGAAGATAGTAGGCTTGTTGTTGGGCTTCGTTGAGTTCGGTCATTCCATTGATTCAAGCCACGCATCAACAGAACTGAACCGAGCGTAAAGATTGCCCCGACCCTTCGACATCATTTCGGTAGTGTCGTCTAATTTATTGTGCCGAGTAACTACAATCTGAACGGTGTCGAAATGCTCCATTAGTTCGGCTGTTTTCGCTTCCAGAACCTTTTGCAATTGGATGGCTTCGGCTTCGGTCATTGGTTTAGTTTATCAATTGCTTCCTTCGATATATTTACGGTTATTTGAGGCGGTTGGTAGGATTCGGCTTGCGTCGATTCGGTTTCAATTTTATCTCCGTAATATTTCGGTGCTTTCTTGCTGGCTCTCCATTTGTAAAATTGAGCCAATTCCCTTGCCCTTGTTACCTCGGCCATTGTCCCCTCCGATTCGATTAATACCTGTTCGGCCCGGTCTGAATCCATGTCGGCTGAGGCTTGTCGTACCTCTTTAATTCGTGCGGAATGTTCAGGGTCATGCAAGAACTCGAAAAGCAAGGTTAAACTCATTCCGTACTTACTTGCCATTGCCCGGTAAGATAGCCCGGAATAAATGTCCTCGAATACGGTCTCGAGCGTTGGTCTGGGTATTTTTTCAATTCGACCTGCTTTGGGTTGGTCTGACCCTACTGGCTTTTTTGATTTTTCCTGTGCCATTTTGAACGGTGCTGAATTTCGCAAATATACGAAAAAAAACAAACCCAACCGGGGAGGATGGGTTTGAGTTAAAAAATAATTCTGGTACTGATTCGGAAAATTTTGAGAACCATCCGATGGGTAAAGATACGATTTGCGTGGCCAAAAGTTACCGGTTTTTTATAATTCATTTTGTTTTCATCTAATTTTTTAGGCCATTTATGCCCTAAAACAGCCTAAAAGATGGGGATAAATGAGATGTATAAAGATGAGAAGTTTTTCATCTTTATACACTAACTCATTGAAGGCCAGCCCTTATAACTATATAAATATAGATAGATTAAGATAATCATCATTATATCTTATACAGAAATTTTTTTTCCTGATTTTACAAAAAAAAATTCCTAATAGTTTCAAATTTCATTTTTTTCCTATCTATCCCCATCGTAGGAGTATAAAGTCCTGTAAACTAAATAGTTATTGTATAAGGATGAAAAAAATCTCATCTTTATACAAATCATTTTATCTTTTTTCCCGTATATTTGAAAATGGAACAGACAGAAGCAAAAATTCAGCAGGAAGCGATTATGAAAATTTGGAACGAAATGCCCGAAACTCGGCTTTGTTTGTTCCATGTTCCGAACGGAATGAATATAGATGCCCGGCAAGGGGCTAAATTTAAGGCTCAGGGCGTTATCTCAGGCGTTCCGGACTTAGTGTTCGTCTGGCAGGGGAAAACGCATTACATCGAAGTTAAAACGCCTTATGGCTATTTATCAAAAAATCAAAAAGCCCTGCACCAAAAGTGGATGGAGCAGGGTGTTGATGTAAAAGTTTTTAGAAGTTCGGCCGAAATAGTTGATTTTATATCGACAACGGTCGGACGAAATAAACTTTTTTAGGGCTTAAACCATTTTGTCTTTCCATTGTAAATGGGTATTCCAGGCGTGAAAGTACCCGGCCGATTCCAACGGCCGTAATTTTAAGTTGTGTTTTTTGCTGAATAATTGAGGCAATTTCCGAGGCTGTCATTGTAAATGAATCTTGGTCGCTGGGGTCGCCTGGATGGAATTTACTTGTCAATAGTTCGGCATGAACATCGGGGCTGGTGTTTTGCAGGCTGACTGATTGAAGTATTTTATTTTCCTCTTTCGATAAAAATCCGGTTTGGCCATCTGAGGTGTAAAGGTGGTAGGCTTCGATTAATGCGTCCGTTTTGTCAATCGAATAATATGTTTCCAGGTCAATATCGGTGGCATTAATTGGAACGATACGCCGGTTCGAGGAATCGCTTATAATGTCCGAATCGTTTGAAGTACCGCAAAGCATGGCCAGGCGTTTTATGTCCTCATGATTCCGCCCGTAAGCCCTACGCATGGTAGTATTTGATTGAGAAGATTTGGCCTTTAACAACTTTGAATTAGTGGCCATTTTACCGCCCCATTCGTCGTCACATACAAGCCATTTCATGCTCATTAAAATATCATCATCCTGGCCGTTAGATAGGTCGCTGATTGCAAAATATTTATTCAGTTCCTTTGGTAGCAATCGCTTCCAAAATTCGGTCTTTCCCGTACCCATTTTCGTTCCGTAAATAATTGGAATAATCGGAGGAACTTCTTCTCCTAAGGCCGAACCAATAAGGCCTAAATAAAACTTTGTGAGAAAAAATTCTACATAATTGTGCATCACATCACCGGTATCCATGTGGCCGTTATATCCTTTGATTGTGTCGGCCATCCTGGCTATTACTCCATACGGCCGGCGGTGACTATTGCCCTCCAGGAATGAAATCAGGGGATTGTATTGAGTCAGTTCGTTTGAGTTCAAATACCGGTCAATCACCTCCATCGAGGCTTTCGGGTAGGTTCGTTTTAGTTTAATAAATAGGCTATTTTGGTCAGCGTCGGTAAATACTTCGCCGTTATTTTCCAGGCGGTTCGTAACGGTATTCCTGACTAATTTATAATTTGCATTTATAAACGCCTCAACTACGACAATGATATTCTCTTTTTCACCTGAACCGGATGCGTCCGATTCGCTTAGTACCTGTTCAACTACCTGCTGAGCGTGATTTGGTTCGAGGCCGTGCAGGTTGGTTATGGTTTGGACTAATGCCTCCTTAGTCTGGGTTTTCTTCCCCATCTTAGCCGTCTGAATGGCCAGTTTAGTTTTTTCGCTTCGTATATTTATCCCGGCCTCCTGGCAATAATACAGGAATGTTCCAATATTTACGCCGTTACCGGTACTTTTCAGGCAGTTGGTGTACTGCTTATCGCATTTGTTCGAGTCGTATTTTTCGCTGTATTGGCAGACCGTATGAAAATACGCCCGGCCCGCCTCCTGTTTGTATTCGGCCAGGGAAAAACCAATACGAAGGTATCGGTTATAATCTCCCTGGGTTAAGTCGATACGGCGTGATTCAATTTGATTGAAAATTTCGGATAAATCATTATCGGGCAGTACGGCATGAGGCAGATTTTTGGGCTGGTCTTTTTTCGGTACGGTTTTTTTGAATAATGCTGATTTTGGATTGTGATAAATACCGGGGTCGAATGATACGAAACGGGAACGGGAAACATCCCTGCAACTTCTGTCTATACTTACCTGGTAAGTTTTGGCATAGTAATATTCCAGGCCTTCAAATAAGGCCTCATGCTGTGCCGGGTCAATCTTAACCAGTACGGCCAGTCCATTACCTCGAACCGAACGAAAACAGGCGTAGGTGTACTGGTCATTCCAGAGTTGTTGGGCTGTTGTGGTTAGTTCATCCGGGTTAAGGTTGTCAATATCAATGCAGATAAACCCGGAATGGGAGATAAGGGATTTCCGATTACGCTCACTAAAATGACCTGAGCAAGTAACCAGGGGAAGTAGTTTCTTTTGTTCCGGGTCTTGCGTTTCCCGGATTTTTAGAACCTGTTTTTCCCACCGGCCAGACCGTATATCGGAAATAAAAGCGTCAATCGTAGTAGTGTCTTTTGAGCGTACATCGGACACATTTTTGTAAATTGAAATTGTCATTATTTCTTACCCCTCTGAATTTGCAACTGCCGGTAAACCCAACCTGGTTTATATCCTTTTATCTGTGCCAGTTCCTTCAGTTCGGCCTCATTCATTCTGCCCCATGGCTTACCTTTTAGGTGTTGTGGAATTAGTGGTTTAGTAATTTCTATCATTTCGGTATCTTCAATAATCGTAGTAGTTCGTTCCTTCGCCGGCCGTGTATATCCGCAGTTCGGGCAGGTGTTTTGGTTAATTGGCATCATGGCCTCGCAGAACTCGCATAATCTAACGGAAAATGCATCTATTTTGTTTTTTTTCTTTTTTTTACCCGTAAGCGACCACTCATGTTCGTATGAATACCAGCCATGAGTAACAACATTATCGCCGTGGTCAAGAATAACACAATCGGATTTATCTGCATTTGGACGAAGCCCCCGACCTATCATTTGCAAATATAGGGCTAAAGATTTGGTTGCACGGTTCAGGATAACACAGGAAACATTTGGAACATCGAAGCCCTCGGTAAATAAGGCCACATTTGAAATGCCATGGATTAGGCCGGCACGAAATTGTGAGATAGTGCTATTCCGCTCCTGTTCAGTTGACTCCCCATCCAAGTGTTCGCACGATATTCCGGCCTCCCGAAACATTTGAGCCGTTTTTTTGCTGTGAGCTACATTTACGCAAAAAACAATAAACTGACGGCCGGTAGCAAACTTGTTATAATTATCAACCACTCCTGCGTAAAGATTGGCCTTGTCGTATTTTTGGAATAGTTCCTGGCTGTTATAATCCCCATGAACCATGTGAACGCCGGATAAATCAACCTTTTCTTTTGCTACGAATTTTCTGACCGGCACAAGGAATGATTGGTTGGTTAACAGGTCAATCGAAATTGGTGCGACAATATCCGAATACACATCACCAAGTGGCTTTCCATCCAAACGGGTAGGTGTGGCAGTCATTCCAACAACAAAGGCCTGGGGGTAGGCGTCAAAAATTAGCCGGTAACTTTTTGCCATACTTAGGTGGCACTCATCCACAAAAATTATATCAGGTGGGAGTATTCTATTGGTACGATTACGAAGCGTTTGTACCGATGCTACATTTAGGAACGGGTGCGGATTGGATTTGTTACCCTGGATTAGCCCCGGACTAAGCCCGAATGATTTTAGCCTGTCCGTAGCCTGGCTGAGTAGTTCTGCCCGGTGTGCCAGGAATAGAATGCGTTTCCCCTTATTTATGGCACTGGCTATCATGGCCGAAACTATCGTCGTCTTCCCGCCCCCAGTCGGAACGCAAAGAATTGAGCGTCTGTGTCGTTGTATGCTGGTTCGGAGCAGTTCAATTGCTTTGATTTGGTATGGTCTTAAGGTTTGCATAGAATTGGTTTGCCATCAACAAGGTCAAAATGAATTAAACCAGATGTAAGTATTTCAATAGTTACATCGTTAATCTTAACCCATTTTATCCATTTGTCGGTTGCAGTTTCATACATCCCAACTTTGACCAGTTTCAGGTCTGAATCAATTGTTTTGATTTTTAAGTAGTACATAATTTTAAGTCAATAAAAAAGGGCTGAACAGAACGGTGCAAGCATTCTATTCAACCCTGTGTTTATCCGATGAAGGAATATCGTATAGGCTCTTGCACAGCCCTTGAAGTCTTATCTTATAACGCAAAAATAATAAAAAAGTTTGTAACTAAATAAAATAACTTGCGTTAAAACAGAAAAAAACGAAATTATGACACACTGGAAACAACTCACAAACCCTGACTACTTCGGCAGTCACGACCTATTCGAATCGGACAATCAGTATCGGGAAGTAATCGTTACGCTGGTTACGGTTGAGAAGATAGCCGTACCGGGTGCGGATGGTAAAAAATCGGACTGC